TACCGTATCACCATCAGAATCATTTAGATAAAGTATGAATGATCTATCTTCGTATTCCTCATGGTTGTGAACATCTTGATGACCTCCTTCAAAGTATTCTATCAAATGCATGTGATCAAAGTTATATTCTTCTAATTTTAATTCTTTAACTAACTTTGAATGCAGTGTAGGATACAAAACATTACCAGTCTGATATCCGTTTTGTGTTTTGTTTTTTGTATTTTTTATTTCTAGTATTGGAGTTCTTGCTTTCCAATAATCTAATAGATTTGACAACTCATTAATTAAATTGTCATTCTTTATATATGTTACTTTAATCATTTTTAAAATATTGCGGTAATCCTAAGAATGGTCTTGTATCATAGATATAATTTTTATCATCAGTAAAGTGAAAAAATACTTGAGCACAATCGTCTCCTTCAAAAGCATCTCTCCAATGTTCTAACTCACATCCTCTATACATTAACATATCTCCTGGATTTAAATTTACCTTCACTCCTTTTTTATTTGATTTCCCAGATGGTTCTAAATAAATGGGCCACTCATCTCCTCCTATGTTCATCGTTGTAGAAATTTTACACGATGGTCTATCTTTGTGTCTTTTTAAAATATCTCCTTTTTTATATATTCTATAATATGTATAAGTAGAATGTAAATTTAATTTACTTTCTTTTTCTAGTATAGGTCTTATGTCTCTTTCTAATAATAAATCAAATATAGGATCACCATACATGCCGTATGTATCAGGTACTTGTCTATCACCAAATGTCCCATGATCTACATTAAAGTAAGTTATGTATTTAGTTTCAAATTTAAACTTAGAAATGTTTCTTTGCAACAACATATAATCATAAAGAAAGTTAGCAAACTTTTTATCTATTGCATTTGGTACAACTAAATAATTATCTTCTGCAAAACTCATACAAAGTTTTTTCCTCTTAACCATGACACTGCTGAGTATCTAACACCTTTGGTGACTGGCATAACTTTGTGCCATAGAAATGAAGGAAATACTACAAGGCTTCCTTTTGGTTTTAATTCAGAAACAGTTAACTCTTCTGCTGGTTTAATAACATTTGCATTACTTAACATAAAATTACCACCTTCGTATTCTGATGGATCGCTTAAAGATATTACAACTGATAACTTTCTGATTGTGTCACCATCTGAATTAAAATCATAATGCCAATCATAATGTTGTCCTGGTTTATATTCTGTGAATTGAACTGGCTCAGATTTTTCGTACTGAAAATTCCAACCAGCATTTGTATTGGCTTCATGTACGAATGGAAATATTAAACCATATAACCAATCTTCATCTATCCAAGAGATGTTTGAATTTCTAATTTCTAAATTTTGTTTAGCTGGGTCTGTATTATCACCAGCTAATGCTACATCTAGTTTTTTATCTTTGCCTACTTTTATTATATCTTCACAAATATTGTTTGGCATGGCTTGGTTAAAATACCAATAATTATAATCTAATATCATATTAACTCCTTGCTTTCAGGTAGATATAAATAGTCTATTGCAGATTGTTCAACTACATTCTTTGCATCTTTTAAAGTTTGTACAATAGGATAACCTGCTATGTTGAATGAAGTATTAAATAATATTGGAATCTGTGTTAGATTGTAAAATTCTTTTATCAAATCATAAAAGTTTTTGTTTGTCTCTCTTCGCAAAGTTTGAACTCTACATGTACCATCTACATGTGTTATAGCTGGTATCAAAGATTGTTTAGATTTAATTACATCTACGGCATACATCATAAATGGTGACTCAGTTTGTTTACCTAGATCAAACCAATCTTTTGCATACTCGTACAAAACTGTACCTGCGAACGGTCTAAACCATTCTCGTTTCTTTACTGTATTTACTTTGTCTTTACCATTAGGATTGGCTGGATTGTGTAATATACTTCTATTACCTAATGCTCTTGGGCCTGATTCAGATGCCCCCTGGAACACAGCAATTATTTTATTTTCTGTTAGTAACTGTGCAACTTCTTTATGTGTTACGACCATAATATATATTCTCCTGTTTTCTAATTGTCATATCTTTTGCTTCACCATGATACAACATCTTAGCTGCTCCCATTGAAGTTCCTGCATCGTTAGATAAAGGTTCTATATACAAAGAAACATCATCTGGTAACGATTTCATTATATCATAATTGGCTACGCAATTCAAGAAGTAACCACCACTCAAACAAACCTTTTTTGTCTTGGTTTTCTGTACCCAATCTAACACATATTCTTTTACATGTTTTTGAGTTTCTGTTTGTAAGGCATATGCAAAGTCTGCTCCAGCTTGAAAGTTATCTCTAGCTAAATCCATGTATGGATAATTTTTATTATTAATAAACATTTTAGTTAGATTGTCATCTATATAAAAAAGTCTATTATTTAATTTACCATCTGTGTATATTGGCGGAACGCATTCATTAGGTTTGCCATAACTAGCCATACCCATAAGTTTGCCAGCGTCCATATGTGCAAAGCCAAAAAATTCAGAGCTGTGACCAAATGCTTGAGCTGGACTAATATGATTACTGACATGTATCCTGCTATCTATATCTACTTTACCTGTTACTTCTGTAGGATAGCTTACATGTTTTTCTAATAATTCAAAAGATGCTGGATAAGAACCTTGAAACACTGATGTGTGTTCTCTGCCATATACTCTTTGATCATCTAGTTTAAAGTAAACTTCTGAACCCATACCATCTATAACTATACATAAAGCATTTTCAAAACCTGAGTTGTAAAAACTACAAGCAGCATGAAGTTGATGATGATGACTACTTAAGTCTGTAGTCTTAAATGGTTTACCTTTGAATGAGCGAGATAAGTTATCTACAAGATGTGTAAATATATCTTTGCCTTCCCAATAATCTATATCTTGTTTAGAGAAAGCTGCTATACCTAATCTGTCTATGTGATCTACATACTTAGTTATTTCTAACATAGCATGTATTGGAAGACAGTCGTATTTTATTTTTGTTAATCTTTCGTTTTCTAAATGCAGTAAGACTTCACCATCTTTAACTAAACAAACAGAAGCGTTATGATTACGATTTATACCTAAACAAATCACGGAATAGTTATACCAATAGATAATTTTTTATCTGTTGTTTTAGTCACCTCGTGTCTTGTAAATCTAGGAATTAATAAAGTATCATTGGCTTTTAGTGTAACTTCTTCATTACTAACTAACCAATGTCCTGTTCCGTATATTTGTTTAACGACCACATCAAAGTCGTGTTCATGCACAGTGTAACTTATTTTCTGCCCCCCTGGCTTGGCAAAAACAAAGTTTGCATTTACTGTATCACCTACTAGTCTTTTGCAGATTAAATCTAATTCTCTTAATTCTTTTGTTAAATCTAGTACACTATTTAACACAGTCATAAAACCGTTGTCGTAATACTTTTTCCATTCTTCATAGACAAAGTAACCATCGTAACTATAAAAAGGAAATACTAATATGCCACTGCTATTTAATATTTCTACACCGTATTGACCCCATGGATATTTTAAAGGCCATCGTTTTCTTATTTGTAAAAGATCTAATACATCATCTTCCTTTAACGGAATATGCAAGTCTCTTAATTCTTGTTCTAGTTTATTTAAATACACACACTCTCCTGTAAAAGAGGGGGCAGTCTCCCACCCCCAGTGTTAGTTTATCCTGATGTTGATTTCCATCTTCCTGCTTCAATTCTGTCGAATACATCTTTTTGATTCCACATGCCTGGAGCTATAAAGGTTACGCCTGGAACAGCAGCTTCATGTATTACTACTTTACCACTACCTCCATTTCCACCACCTCTATTTGGTGAGTTACCTCTTGGGTGACAAGAAGAACCTGCTCCTCCACCACCTCCACCTGTATTATCTGAACCGTTTGATCCGTCTGCGTCTGTTCCACCAGCACCAGCTCCACCTGGGCCAGCACTACCGCCTGCTGTGTTACCTTTTACAGTGCCACCTCCACCACCGCCTGCAACAGTAGCTGAATAATTTCCTACATTGTATGGGGAACCGTTTCCACCGTTACCACCTCTACCTGGTTGAGATCCATTACCGCCTGTTAGGCCGTCGCTACCAGCGCCACCGCCTCCGCCAGATCCTGAACCACCAGATGGGCAAGTGTTTCCACCTGATCTATCTCCACCTGTGTTACCTTGACCTGGTGCGTTTGGAGATGCACCTGGGCCAGTAGAAGCTCCGCCTCCGCCTGATCCTCCATTTTGAGGAGGGGCATTAGAACCGCCTCCACCGCCTCCGCCACCGAAAGCTGTGTATGTTGTACCACTTGCTATAACTACAGAGTTACCTCCATTAGATCCTGCACTGTTTACACCCGAACTTGGAGTACCATTACCACCAGCACCCACAGTTACAGGAACAGCGTCTTGAGGGACTGCTACCGCACTATTACTTGGACTGTTGGTATTTGCACTATTAAAGAGAACGCCTCCGCCTCCTCCACCGCCACCTTGACGGTTGTTATCAGCTCCACCTCCGCCGCCGCCTCCAGCAGCAACAAGTAATATGTTTGCTGTGTTAGTAGCTTGGCCTGCGTTAAACGTGCCTGTTGAGTTAAATTGTGTAGTAGCTGCTGCTTGGTCTTCTGCGAATCTAGTTAACTGAGATGGGCCTATTATCCCACCATTGTCTTTTGCAAAAGATGAAGAGCCTAAGTCTTTAGTTATTGTATTTACGCCTGCCATATTTACTCCTTATATTTTAACCCATTCTAAATTAGATCCATCCCAATATACTTTAAAGTCTCCAAAAACTATATTATCGTTTTCATCTAAAGTATCTTCAGGACACTCACCTTCCCAACGAACTTGAGTTTCATCCCAATATTTGTACACATCTTTTTGATCAGCTGTACCTTCTTTGTAAAAAGTTGTGTTCGGTTCTGCAGTTGGTGGATCATATACTTTTGTAGAAGTATTGAAAATCCAAGATGCAAATGGTTTCGGTTCAATCCATTGATTGTACGTATCGCTCCATTCACCGTCTATGCTGGCTAATGTTCCAGCTGCGTAAGTGCCTGTTGGATCATAAGATTTAAAACTTACTATGTCACCGTCTGGGCCTGAGCCTACAACGGTTTGACAAAACTTTACACCTTCTGATTCATTAGATGCATCAGTGCTATCAACTATAATAGTGTTTACGACTTTGTTGGAAGAATCCAAACAAGCCCAATATGTATTTGCCATATTATAACTCGCTTAAATTAATCTACTAAATCTTCGTATGATATTAAGTATTCTAAATCGCCATTGGCAGATGCTCCACCTTTAATAATATCAGCTTCTTCTAAATAGAAACCTGTATCTTTACTTATTAAAGCTAATGTAGAATCTGCAGGTACTGAAATAGTTTTTGCAATATGTCTATCATTTGATCCATCTGATCTTACTGTCATTGTAACGTCAGCAGCACTTGATCCGTCAATGTTTGAAATTAATATGCTATTAATTTTATAAACATGATCCGATGCGCAAGTTAACAATGCAGTAGTTGTTGTAGTGTCCAATGCTCCAGTAACAACTTTACCGTTGATTGTAGCTACGTTAACTATATTTGGTACAGCCATTGTATATCCTCCTTATTGGTTAACCAAAGACAATAGCCATTGCTATTGCTTTACCTGTTGTGAACAAAGCAGTTTGTCCATCCAACAAATTTAATTCAGTAGCAGTTGATGTAACTAGAGTTCCCCCTAATTTTAGACCACCACTTGATCCGTCGTGCGTAGAAATATCTACAGTTACGTCTCCGTCACCAGATGCATGACCTGCAATAGCCATACCTTTTGTAACTGTTCCATCTACTTCTGCAACATAAAAGTCTAATCCACCTTCTTCACTACCTGCTGTAGCGTCTACTGCTTTACCTTCAATACGTGCAAACTCTTGATTGTTTTGATCTGAGTCATCTGCAAAGAAAGTAATGGTACCAGAAAGGTCGCCATCCACACCAGCTGCACCTCTATCATTTATGAATTTTAAAGATCCTGCTGTTGCGCCATTGTTTGTATTTTCAATGTTAATAAACGGTTGACTTCCTGATGTAGACGAAGCAGTTATGTTACCGCTTGCTGCAAGTGTAGTCGTTTGTAAATTAGCTAATGCGTTGTGTACTTCATCTGATCCGTCTACATAAATAGCCATGTCTTTACCTGCTGGTAGAGTTACTGTTTGAGCAGCACTACCTGCTTGTAAAGTTAGGATAGAGTTAGAATCGTTAAGTACGAAATATGTTTTTTCTATATTTGGAAAAGTAATTGCTTGTGTACTACCAGCTGAACCAGTAAATACTAAAACTTTGTTACGACCATTTTCATCTGCATAAGATGTTGGTTCTGTTGTAAATGTTAAACTTACCGCTCCTGAAACTGCAACTGTAGCAATACCGTCTGATGCGTCTTCGATACGATTCCAGTTATCATTTGTTTGTGCGCCCCAGGTTCCGTCATTCTCACCTGTTGCCATTAATCTTATTCCAAGATTACTCCATGTTGATGCCATTGTATACCTCTACGCTATTCTTAAAATTGCTGTTGAAGCACCTGCTGTAGGAAATTCTACAGTAAACGTACCTCCTGATACAGAAAAGTCTGCACCGAAATCTATAATCATAACAGCGGAGTTACTATCATTTGTATTGTAAATGATTGCACCTCTTGTTGTAAACGTAGCACTTGTCCATGATGTATCTGCAAAGTCTGCAAATGCTGTTGTTCCTGAAGTGGTTGGATCTACATTTGTTAATGTATTTCCTCCTGATGAATAACCAGTTCCAGATGTTTCATCCGAGTTACCAGTTACGTCAGAGTAGTTAGTTGTTGCTGCACCATAAGTACCAGAAATACTAGAATTCGCTTTGAACAATGCAATTTTAAATGCATCAGCTCCGTTATTGAAATCATGATCTCCTTCTAGCAACTCTTTCTTAAAAGTTGTGGTGATTGCTGATGTTAAGCCTGCCATATTTTATCCCCTTTTATAAGTTCCCATTTCCCCGCTGACAAATTCATCGGTTCGTTTTCTAGTTTGTTCCTGTCCTATGAAAGTTTGTAAAGCTCTATCATATAAAGCTTGATACCTAGATCCTTGATCATTAGTTAGTTTCATAAATGAAGCTGCTTCTAACAAACATCCATACAGTAACAAGTCAGGAGCGTAGTCGCCTAAATAACTATTAGCATTAGAACTACTCAGCCCCGTTGGTAGTATAGTATACCCTATTTCGAGTGTATAGTCAACATCTGCACGAGGAGAAAATAACCATTTCATACCTCTGTCTGAAGCTGAATATGCCCCCTCTCCATAGAGAGCGTAGTACCTTGGAGTGCCTTGTAAAGACGATACTCCAGCACTAAAATTTTGTGAAAACTCTCTCACAAATGATTGATCTTTTTCTTCTAAAAATTCACCTGTTAATATTTTTATGTATCTTGTAACATATAAATCTTGTGGTATATCTAGAAATGTATTGTTAGCTGATAATGTAGTTTCAATAGTCTTACGATAAGCTGCTACATCTGCCTCTCTGAATATACGCATTTCCGCAAATTCAATGCATACATCTATAGGAGCTACACCAGATCCTGTAGCGGCTGTAAATTCAGCAGCATCATTTTCTAAAAAATCTTGTATTGCTTGTTTAAGTTGTACGTATGTTAGTGCCATTAATCGCCCCAATCTCCTTTACCATATAGGTTTTGTCCATAAGCTGATTCATCTATTACAACAGTGATTATACCTTGTTGAGCTGTCATTGTCAACGTATCAGGATCAGCAGCCCATACTCCATCACCATAAGCTTGTTCACCCCAACCACCTACTCCTGGAGCTGGTGCACCTATGCCAATTTGTACTTCACCAATGTTTGCATTGATTTGATCTTTACTAAATCCAATATCGCCCCAAGCATTTTCACCCCATGAAACGCCTGCTGGTGTTCTATTGTTTTCACCTAATGGTACAGCGAAGTTTAATATTACTCCACCGTATTGTGTTCCATCACCTAGAATTGCTGAAGTTCCTTCTTGTGATACTACAGCACTTATCATTGGTACTACAGTTCCTTGTTGTGCAGTTGTTGTTACCTCATCTCTAGTGTAAGGGAATGCTCCGTATAAATCTTCACCCCATGAAATAGCAGTCATGTTAGGATCAACTATTACTGGTATAATGACTGTGCCTTGTTGAGCAGTTGCTGCTAAACCTTCTGCATTTTCTTGTCCACCTATTTTAACAGTTCCTTGAACTGCAGTAGCTTCTAATCCTTCAGCTTGTTCAGTTAAATCTATAATTACAGTTCCTATTGCAGATGTTGCACCTACACCTGTTACACTAACAGTTTGAGGAATAATAACTTCATTTGCACCATGTAGTGCAGACATAGCTAAACCTTGTGCTTCTTCTGTTACTGAAATTTGTGGTGGTCTTAAAAATGCACCAACTGCTAATGATGCTTTACCATGCAGTGGCCCTAATCTTACTGTAGTTGTTTGACCTGCTAAATCGTTATCAGTTCTAGGTTTAAATAAAACATTACCCCTAGCACTCTTAATATATTTTTGTGGTTCTAATTGTGGATGTTTAGGTGTGAACTCTGATTTGTCAACACGCATACCTGTCCACTCGGTACGTGCATTTTTGTAAGGTTTTTTAAATCCTGTGCGATCGTCTATGAAGACCGCATGTTTACCTCTTGCGTATTTAGCCATTTAGTAAACCTGTGGTTGTACGTAAAAGCTTACTCTCTCCCTATCCTCATCTTTTGCTTTAGACCAGTCCTCATCATACAAAGGTTTTAATATTTGCATTCTATCAGGTGCTTTTTTCATAGCTAACTCTACAGCTAGACCACTGATTAAAGCTGGTAAATATCTTCTTGGTATTTGTGGATTTTGTGTATACGTTGCCGATACATCCTGTGGATATTTAATGCTCCAAGTTAAAAACTGATAATAAGTTTGATCTGGTACAGGCCACAAATAAACTTTGTGATTTGCTGAACCACTTGATGTGAATTGAGCATTTCTTTCTACAGCAAATTGAACTGGTTTTCCTGTATCACTTTTTGTTGGTATTTGTAAATATTCATCAAGACTAATTCTTTCTAATGAAATGTCTTGTGGGCTACTAGCATCGGAGATATCCCTAATTACTCCGTCTAATACATCTAAACGAATAGATGCATTCATCTCTATATAGTCTTGATCTTTAGTCATATTAAATGTTTCTAAATCTAAAGTAAATAAATTTACTCCGTCATTTACCCATTTAGTTAAAAGCAAGTTGAGTGAACGCCTTGCTGTTTTTAGATCATAACCACTTTTAGTTTCTACACCACAACGTTCATACGCTTCTTGTATGATTTCAGCTGTGTCTAGATTAAAAGTATAAGTGCCAGAAGTGACCACGTAGTCCTCCTATCCCATGAATACTGTTTTAATTAACCAAACAAATTGTGCAAAAACCATAACGCCAACAGTCCATATAATTTTCTGTATACTATTAATTGCTTTTTCCATGTGCCATAAATCGTTACTCTTGATAGTATCTATCTTTTGATTTAACAATTTAAGCTCACCCTTCATTTCGATAATCTCTAGTTTATTTTGTATTTCTTCTGACACGTTATGCTATAAATGATGTAAGACTTTCCATCTTACCCACCTCAAATTTAGCATAAGCGCCGTTTGGAAATAATACTCCTTCATCTGGAACTGTGATATCTCTAGTTACAGTTGCTGAAGCTACAGTTCCTACTTTCATTAAAGTAGTTCCTGTTGGTGATGCGTCGTTAAATTCGACAGTACCAGCTGCTGCATCATTTACAATGTATGCACCTTTTAATCTAATACGTCCTGCAAAAATTACGTCTGCTGCGCTATTGTTTATACCTGCAGAAACGTTTCCTGCGGCTGCACCACTAGCAGCAATTTGTGTTACTGTTTTAAAATAACTTGAACCAGTTGCAGTACCTGTGTCTGCCCCTGTTATAACCTCTGTTTGTGCGTCTCCATTTACGTCTGTGCCTGTAACAGTGAATGTTATACCACTGTCATCACCTGCACTTAAAATAGTGACAATTCTTCCTGAAGATAAAGTTACTGATCCACCATCTGCTAAAGCTCCACCAATGGTTAAGTTTCCTGCCCCACTTACTGAAGCGGCACTAGAAATACCATCGGCATCTAAAGCGGTAGTATCAGAGATAAACTTTGATCTTACATCTGATTTTCCAACCATGTTAACTCCTTTTAATTGTTATGAGGAGGTTTTTACACCTCCCCATATTATAACATTATCTTTCTACCGCTGCAAATACGTAGTCAATAGTCATTGTTTTTGCTACTGCTTCACCATTCTGAATACCGAAAGAAATTGTTAGTTCTTCGTCATCAGGTATATTTGTTAATGTAGTTTCTTCTGCTACCAATGCATCATCAATAAATATTCTTACTGAACCATCTCCGCCATTACCTGTTGGGTCATAGTGGAACGCTACGGTTACGAATGTATCATCAGAGATAGTTGCTACTGAAGAGTTCGTAGTCGCAGAGTTGTTCTTTTCAATTAAATGATCCATAGTTGCTGCACCATCTGCTTTGATAAAGAAAATACCATCAGTTGTATCTAATGGAGTAGTATCTGTGATACCTAATCCCATTACAAAATCTGATTGTGTTGCGTCACTTACTTTAAATTTAGCTTTAAAAAATAAATTTTTACCAGCTACGTATTTAAACGCTTCGCCTTTTAGTTGTAAGAAATCTAAATCATTATCAGCGGCATCATTTGTAATTAATAATGCACCACCAGCTTGTGAAGTAAGCGCTTCAGTAGCGTCTCCCCCACCTGCTTCAGTTGTAGTGATAGTCCACTCGTCTGCATGATATGTAAAAAAATCGTTTGTATATGAATAATATTTAAACGGGTCTAAGTATGGGTACTCAAATAATGGATTCCCTGGAATCTGATTTGATACTCCATTTCTAAAATGTGTAGTCGGCATATGAACAGCCCTCCTTTAAGGCCAGTGAGATAAACTCACCATTCATGTTAGTTTGAGGGGCACTCGTTAAAATGCCCCCCTAGGTTTTTAGCTTGGGTTTGATGCCCAAATACCACGCCAGTCAGAGAACCCAAAAGAGTATCTCTCTCTAGCTTTGTATCTTACGTTTCCAGTTTCAAAGTCGCCTTCCATAGAAGTAGCAATTCCAGCTCTGTTGAACATTTTCATTCCGTGTGGAGAATCTGTTCTAATGAACCATCTTTTGCTGCCAGTAAATCTGTGATTTACGTGGTATCCACCAGGTAGCATACCTTTAGATACTAATGCATTCACATCGTTATCTGCAGTTGCTGGTCTGTATGGAGACGCTAATAGTCTTTCCGCAACGAATACTAACTGTCTTGGAATGTGTAAAGTTTTACCTTGAAGAGCCACTGGAATGTCTCTATCGTCAGTAAAGCCTGCAATACCAATTAACGCATCTTCCAAAGAAGTTTCTGAAAGTTCCGCTTGTGTAGTGAAAGTGTTCGCTTGAGTTGTACCACTTTGAAGTGGGTGCGCAGTAGATGCTAATACAACACCGTCTCCACCTAATTGAGTAGAGTCGAATGCTTTATTAAATATGCTTGCTGCTTTTGTTTGTTTAGCTGATGACATTGATCTAGCTAACGCTTTTGTAAGTCTAGTAGAAAGTTTATCATAAAGATTATCTTCCATAGCTTCCTCAGTAATTGAGAATGCCATAGCGACAGTTTCATGATTGTATCTTGCTACCCAACCTTCTCCAGAGTCGGCATAGTTCACTGCTTGACCTTCAAATTTTACAGAAGCTTCTCCAAAACCTGGGAAAAGAACTTCTTCTTCGAAGGCTCTATTTGATGTTTCCTCATCGAATAATACCGCATGCTCGTTTTCGTATCTAGAATACTCTGTTCCGAAAATCGCGTGTAAGCCAGGTACTAGTTCTTTAAGGATTTGACCTCTTGATATAGCCATAGTTATTTACTCCTTATGTTACGCAATACCTGTAACGCCTGTAGCGCCCAAACGGTGTTGATGTGAGTTGATTCTTACGAGAATGTCCATAGTTGTTCCAGCAGCTGAGAAACCTAAATCAGTTTCGGCACTACCTAAAAGTTGTAGTGGGAAAGTGTTTGTAGTTGCTATAGTGCTAGAGTCTGCTACGAGACCACTCTTGAAAGTTACTGTTGAGCCTGTTGGTGATGCTACAATCTGTAAGTTATTTCCAACATTAGCTGCTGTTAATGCGCTAGATGCTTGATCTGCTTGAACCTTAAACAAAGTGTTTGGGTCGTCATACACATAAGCTTTGAATTTAGCTTTAGCAACTGTGCTTGCTGGAATTGAACGTACAAATTTAACGTCGCCAGTAGAATTATCTGAGTATTCAGCTCCGAAGAAAACACCTATTACTGCGCCAGGGGATGCTGATCCCATGTCAGTTACAATGTTTCCAGAAGAATATTGAACTAAGTCGCCTTCAAAAAAAGCTGAAGGTGCTGTAGCTGCTATTCTATATCCGTTACCGTCACAGAAATTATTGGCTCTGATTGTTCCACCAGTAGCTTGTCTTACTGGTTCTAATCCGTATCCTGCCATAATTTTCTCCTTATTGCAAGTTAAAAGTTATACGATTCTCAGAGCCAATCTAATGATTTACTCTTCGAACCTTGGTTTTTGTCCACCACCTGTAGTGACAGAAGTTTTGGACTCGTCTCGAACTGGCATTGATGGATTTTGATTTTGCATATATTCACTACTGTATGCTCTATCCATTTTTCTAGTTTGTTCGCGGTAAAACTCTTCTTTCTGTTCAACTAATTCTTTTGAATTTTTCATCAGAATTAAATCGCCAGAACGAACAGTGCCCTCGTGTTTGCCAGCAGATAACACGTCAGCGTGATAGTCTCCCCCAAGTTCATTAGGTTTAACAGGCACGTAGCCTTCGCGTAATCTTTCGTGGACATTTGAGTCATCTGGATTATTCAACAATTCGTGTCTAACCCATATGTATTCCATGTCCGTTTCTTTTCTTGATTCAGGAATCTCTAATCTTTTTAGTGGTTCCCAAACCTTTTTTCGAGTTGCCGAAGCCCGACTTTTACGGCTCGTTTTAGTTGCTTGTGTCATTTCTAACCTCCCGCCTGTTGGCGCACTTTTTGTCGCGCATATTCTTGTAGAGAAACACCCAGTCTGTTAGCCATATCAACTTCTGATTTAGTTAACTTAACTTGGTTTTTCCCGATAGCAGAGCGCGTTCCGCTCAAAACTGTTGGAACTTTTTTAGCTGCTTTATTTTTAAACCTTTCAGGAAATTCATCCCTGATTCGAGAATCAAGTTCGTTATAGTATTCATCAGCGTTTGTTGAAGGTATGATACCTTCATCTACTAACTCTTTATGAATTACCATAGCGGCTTGAGTCATTATCCGATCTTTAGTAGAATTACCACCAAACCATTCATTTCGTTTTTGCCAATTTAAAGCTTTACGATCTGGAGCATAGTCTTGTGTACTTTGCTGTTTTTTAGTTTCTTTTGGTTTTTCTTCTTTAACATCAGATTCAGCCCTTACTTTGTACTGTTGTGCAATCAAAGTTTCTGCTTTGACTGAAGCTAAAGCATCTTGTGCTTTAATTTCTGAGTCAATATCTCCTGCTTCTTTTGCTGTTTTAAGTGCAGATAAGGATTGTTTCTCTTGAGCTTTTAATCTTTCTATGTACGAATTAATAGCTTGCAGCTCGGAATCTCTAGATTTAGTTTGAAGTTCACTTCTTTCTGAAGTCCAAGATTGCTCTTGTTCTTTTAAATTTTTAAGTTGAGCTTCTAAATCTTTTTTCTCTTTTACAAGACGTTTGATTCTTTTTTCAGCCCTCTTGCCAAATTGTTTTTTATCTTTAGATTCCTCTTCCTCTTCGGATTTTTCTACTTCTTCATCTTCATCAGATGATTCCTCATCTTCTGATTCGTCTTCCATAGTCTCCTCTGATTCGACTGGAGCCTCTTGTTCAGTTGGCTCTTCAGGTTTAGCTTGCGCTTCTCCTTCAGATTCTTCTGGAAGATCAACAAGTATTTCCTCTTGTTCTTCCTGTATTTCTTCTTTATTAGTTTCGTCTACCATTAGACCTCCTTCGGTTGCGATCCGCGTTTTTCGCTTGTACAATATAATATACTATAAAAGTGATATATGCAAGTCTATTTATGTGTTATTTTAGACGGATCTGGTACTACAGCTAGCACTTCATCATCATTAATCATTGAGTATTCTTCTCCTTCGTACTTGAATTTTAATCCAACATACTTAGCAGTAAGAACCCAATCACCAATTTTACACCATGATTCGTTTTTATCATGATAACAATCAGATCCCATAGATATAACTTCAGATACAACACAAGAAAATTTAGCTGCTTCTCTTGAATCATCAGTTAATATTATGCCCCCTTTTGTTTTTTCTTCTACTTGCCTAGCTTTTAGTAAGACTCTAAAACCTGAAGGTTTTGGTAGCAATAATTGTTTAGACATTGTTTGCCTCCTGTTTGTATAATTTTTGATACTCATCTTTTACTCTAGATTTCATATCTTGCAGGGTATGTCCTATACCCAACATATATTTGTATGAAGCAAAATCATCGGCACCAACACCAGATAGTTGATCTTTGTTGGCGTCTATTGCTTCATCCAAAGCCTTTAATAAATTGTCTTTTAATGTAGTAGCGTTCATGTGTCTCCTGTTGAAGGGGGCAGTTTTATGCCCCATCCATTTACTTAATATTTATTGTTTTAGGTTTTTTCTCCTTTGGTACAATCTTCTCAATGTATATACAGAGTAAACCATTTTTTAGATTTGCATCTGTCACTATCATATCATCTCCTAATGCAAATGATCTGATAAATGATCTTTGTGAAATACCCTGATGCACTACATTTTTATCTTCAGTCTTTTCTGTTTTAACAGATTGAACTGTCATAGTGTTGTCTGCATACTCCACATTAATATCTTCTTTGCCAAACCCTGCTACAGCCATTTCGACTACATAGTGCAAAGCATCTAATTTTTTGATATTGTATGGTGGGTAGTTTGGTGACTCAGTTTTTATATCCATGAGTCTATCTAGTATTGAATCGAACCCAACTGTAAATGGTCTGTAAGGTTCCCAATTTATAATATTCATATAACCTCCGTTAAGCGTTATGTTATGATCCCATTATGGCGATCGATGTTAGTATAACACGTTATTTATTTTTGTTCAAGGAATTTATAAAAATAATTTGTATCATCACCTGCAGTCCATTTACTTACAGATTCTACATTATATTCTATAGTAGATACTTTAAAATCTGGTTGCTTTGGTTCTGATGGTGTTAATGATTTATCATAAAACAAAGTTCTATTATTAGGTTGTGCTGCAAAATGTCCGTTATCTAATTCTATAATATTAAAAGATTTATGTTCTGCAGGAACTTGTGAATAATTTATATTAGGTAAATTGTGATCTGCATGACAACTATCGATTGTAAATAAATATTCTCCTTGGTACCATTGTTTTGCTGGTGACAAATATTTAGCCCTAGGTGGTACAGTTGTTTTTTCTATTACTGTTATGTGATAACTAAAAGCATCCCAAAGTTCTAGTTCTTCTAATGGAAGATCATCTTTAACATCAGGGGAATTAACAAAAGCACTGATAGGGAGCTTATCATATAAAGCAGCATACTCTGGCAGATACGTTTCAAAGTAGAGCGCTCTACCCTGGATTGACTTAACAGTAGCCCAAACACCTTCTACAAATTCTCCATGTCCTTTTTGATGATCATATAAATATTGTTTCTTAACATAAACTTTTACAGGTGGTACGTTAGCAACTAAAAATGACATTACTTTTTACCATGAGCTTTTTTCAATGCTTCTTTACCTCTTTTTGCTATTGCCGCTTGTTGTGGCTTACCAGCAACTTTAGCACGTTGTTCTACAACAGTTAAGATTTGTATCTTACGTGCGTACGGTTTATTAATTCTTTTTACTTTAGCAACAGTAGCCCTAGCATCTGCAGGTGTTGCATACTTAATACTGACTGTATCTTTTGGATTCTCATCTGTATATAATCTACGATCAGAACCTTTTGGTTTTTTACCAGTGCCTACTTTTGGATCTTTTCTTTTTACCACTTAGATCTATTTGCCCAATACGCAGCAGACATTTTACCTTTTGCAATATTTTTTGCATGTCTTGCTTTAAATGATTTTCTTTTCTTTCTCATTCTATCTGACTCACCAGCTTTAGGTTTGCCAGCAGTTTTTGCACCTTGTTGACCATATCTAATTGTTTTAATTTTGCTACCTTCTTTAGCAACTACTATGTGTGATTTTTTAGGATGATTAGGTGTACGTTTTGGTTTATTAAATCCTGTTACCCCTGCACGTTTTAATCTTGGATCTTTAGCCATTATCTATACTTCTTTACTTTCTTTGCAATCCCTTTCGGTTGCTTCACAAACTGTTTGCCCTTTTTTGTTCCTTTTCGCTTTGCTTGTGTCGTTGCCGCATACTCCGCAGATGACAGGGCTTTGATCGCTTTTTCTGGTAGATATCTTTCTCCAGTAACGCTTGACTTCTTCCCAGACTTCGTTCGCCATTTTTGTTTACCCCAATCTTTTAAACTTTTTTGTGATTTAGCTAAGGGCATCTATAAGTGTTCCATTCCAATGTCTTCTAATTGCATCAAGTTTATCTTCAGCTCCTGCTATCTTTTCTAATAGTTTATCTATCTCCTCCAGGTGTTGGGGATGTTCCCCAATACCCACAGGATTTGACAAATAAATATTTACAGTAGCCTTTGCCTCAGCTATTTGAGCCTCATACTTTTTGCTAAGAGCTTCGAGTATTTCTTGTTGGTGCATTTATAATATAATTACAAGTGCTAATACAATTACAGCAATACCTAGAATTTTTTCTTTTCTAGAACTGTCTTTAATCATACCCCAAACATTTTTTATCTTATCCATGAGTACTCCTATTTCTTTTTCTTTTTCATTTTAAGCATCATAAAATCTTTTTTAGAAATTTTACCATCCTTGTTTGCGTCTATTTTGCTCTGCTTACCTTTAAGTTTTTTAGCCGCTTTAGGCTTATTCTTTTTAGCAGCAGGCACTTTCATTGCATATCCTGGCATTACTTATATCCTCCTCCAGCTTTTTTATAGGCCTTGGCCATTGCTTGCGCCTTACGCGCACTCCATTGTCCCGCAGCCGTTCCATGTGAAGCTTGTGCTTTAATACGATTAAAGATTCGCTTCCTTAATCCAGGCTT